GCTATTCAATCCTTACAATGGATGAATGAGTGGGGCGCATTTGATTCTTTTGTATTTGCTCACAACTTAGAACTGAGTGGTAGTGTAACAGATAGAAAGTATAACCGTTCATTTGGTGGTTGGTCAGGTAGTACGTTCACTTATAACTTAGAAGATGCAGGTGAAGTAAGAATAGGAACACAACAGAAAGATTCAGGAACTATCTATACTTCATGGATAACACAAGGACAGCAGAATTGGTTAACTGAATTGTATAAAGCACCACGGTTTGTACTGACTAGATTAGGTGAATCAGCCGTACCAATAAGAATAACGTCAAGTCAATTCTCATTTAAGCAACAACGCTTTGAAGATTTGGTAAATGAATCGGTATCATTTGAGTTTGTAAACAATCACAACGGGTTATCACTATGACAGATGAACTAATAGCTAATGGTTATAACTTAGATTTGTTTGAGGGTATTCCCGTTCCTATGACTTATGCCATAGCAGACGCTTTGAACCCATCTAAACGTAAGCAATCATTCTCTAAACAAACAGATTTACCCGATACCGCTAATAATAACGCATTTTTTACGGGTGCATTTACTATAACATCAACCGAATCTAGTGTATTATTTGATGCTACTGCTAAAGTTGAGGTGCAATTATACAAGCGTGGAGTGCCTGTATTGAAGAAAGGGGTGTTAAAACTAGACAAAGTTACTATTGTTAACGGTGTTATACGCTATACAGTAACCGTTTTAAGCGAATCAGTTGACTATTTTCAGCTATTATCGACAGTTAGTATCAATGAATTAGACTGGTCAGCATACGATCATGTTCTTTCACGTGCAAATATTAAGGCTTCATGGTCAGCAACACCTGGAACGGGTTACTATTACGGACTTATGGAGCGTGGAAATGCTAGATTAGGTACATTGATATGGCGAACAACCGACCTTTACCCATACGCTTACTTTCGTGAGATACTAACCAAGTCACTAGACTTTGCAGGAATAACATTAGATAGTACTTTCTTAGATACCGACCTAGTTAAAAACTTAGTATTTGGGTTTGGTGGTGGTGAGTTAAAGACTATTGCACCATCAGATATTAACCAGCGTAAGATTGAGATAGATACAGGAGAGTTTACAGACACTTATACAACTTTCTTAAACACAGGTTATTACACTGCAAATAACTTAGCTGTATCTCGTAATTTGAATTATTCGCCACAGGTATCATTTAAGAATCCATTTGGTGACGATGTGTTTACATCTGTAACAACTCAGGACATATTGTCACAGTTTGATAACGGTGAAATTGATATACAATTCTCAGGTAACTATCAGCTTAACATAGGAATGATTGTTGACTATGCCGTGAGTTATGGAACGATGACTTTCAATGCTATTGGTGGCGCAATACTTCGAGTTAAAAAGAATGGTTTGATAATGCAAGAAGTAACTACTTCATCACCTGTATTTTTTACTGATACAGGTACATTCACACTGAACCAAAACAACATATTTAATATGTCACTTACAGCAGGTGATACTATCAGCTTTGAGTTCCGTATACAAGGCATTGGAGTAACTGCTGGCATTGGAGTTGAACCACAGAACGTAACGGTTGACTTAACAACAGATGTTATAAATAACCCTATTACAATTGACTTCACTTGTATTGATACAACAGTTGGCGAAGGTGATACGGTTCAGTTAGGTTTATACTTGCCTGCAATGAAATGTAGTGAGTTTCTAATGGGCGCTATTAAGCAATTCAATCTATATGCAGACGAACCAACAGATGATAACTTACTACCAATCGAACCGTTAACAGATTTCTATTCAGCTACAAATGTATTCACTGATATTACAAAGCTGATTGACCATAGTAAGCCAATTCAGATTAGACCGAGTGCAAATGAATATGCTAAGAATATAACATACAAGTTTAAGAAAGCACCTGAATACGATGCTATTAAATACCTAGATAAATGGGATGAAGAATATGGTGACTATTCATTTACTCAATCTAGCTACTATGCAAAGGGTGAACAGAAAACCGAACTACCATGGGCTACTTGTGTACCTTACGATATTGGTGGCGGTGTAGTTGTGCCACGCTTTGTAAAGATTGATGTCAATACTCTAAAGCCATTAGCAGGACCACCACGTTTAATGTTTAGACAGGGTTTAGTGAATGGTAATATTGTACTACGAAATACAACGGTGTCAGAAAGTTTAACTCAGTATGGGGGCTTACATCACTTCGATAGTAGAACATCACCTACATTTGATTTGAACTTTAAACTAGTGAATGAGTTGTACTACACTACAAACGTTATTACAACTAAGAATAGTTACTCAGAATACTATTCGACATTCATTAACGAAATGATTTCCAAAGCAGGTCAAATTGTAAACGCTTCGTTATATTGGACTGAGATAGATATAAAGAATAGAGATTGGGGTAAGCTACTAATGATTGATGGGGCTTTGTTTAGACTTAATCTGATAAAGGAATTTTCAGCAGACGTACAAGCGACTACCGAGATTGAATTAGTAAAGGTATTAAAGGCTAAGAAGTCACGAAGGTTTAACATACCGATTACAGCCGTAGCGGTTACGATTGATAATACATTAGGTTCACCAACGGGTGTAGGTGAAGATGTGGGAGTGGTAGTTACGCCACCTGACAAAGTAGGATTAAACAGTATAATTTTAAGAGGATAAGATATGTGTCAAGATCAAAGTGCAAGAATGATTATTAAAAGAGGTTCGGGAGTTCCAACAATACCCGTAAGCGCAGACCATCGTAACGGTGATTGGATAGCTACGGATATTTACGAAGGTGAGTTTTATCAGGATACTGTAACAGGAATAGTTTATACTAGGAATGGCGCGACAATTGAGTTTGCAGGAACAGGTAGTGAGAACTTTGCTAATGCTGATTTAACAGTAACAGGAACTAGAGCTCATGACTTAGACGGAAATATGGTTGGATTCTTAGAAGGAAATACATTCTTTCAAAACAACACAGGAACAAGTGGTGTAGTTGTAAGTATTATTGGTCAAGATGATACTACTTTAGAAATCACTCAAAATGACGGTTCTAAATTAGCTATTGATGTTATTAGTGGTTTAGTTAGAATACAATCATTACCCGTATATGCAAATGATGCAGCAGCAGGTGGTGGCGGTTTGACAATCGGAATGATATATCAAACCACAACAGGTGAGTTACGAATTAAATTATAATGTTTTTATGACCACGTTCTGTAAACTTAATAACGCCACTTCTAACTACGGTATTTTTACCGTAGATACGATACGTTACGTTTTTAGTTTCAGATTCAGACCAAGTAGTATAACCGAAGTCAGCATCATAACAAGGTGTATAAACCTCATTAGGAATAACTATAATACCTTCAGTTGTTCCACTTTGAGCAAATCCACCAACGCAATCTATTTGAAGTGTAAGCGTGTCATAAGTTCCTTTAACGGATTGAATGAGTATGTTAGATACTTCAACTTGTGCTTTAACAACTCGGTGTTTAGGTGTTTGAACTTCTTTAGCGCAACCGATTAACGCAACAACCGATAATAATAATAACTTTTTCATATCCTTTTTTTTACAAATATATTAAAATAATCCAATGGCAGAAGAAATAATATTTAAAGTTGGGGTCAATACAGGAAATTCTGTTAAAGACCTTAATAACATTGAGAAAGAATTACAAGATGTTGATAAGGCTGCTGCTGGTATTGGTAACGATGTAGCTAAAAGGTTTGAAGAACTTAATAAGAAGGTAGCATCAGGCACTTTAACAATGCGTGAATCAACTAGGGCGGTTAAGGAATACCAAACTATCGCACTACAAGCAGGTCGTGAAACTCCAATAGGTCAACAGGCTATTGCTGAAGCTGCTAGACTTACTGATGAGTTAGGGGATTTACGTAATGAGATTACTAACGCATCACATGATGGTGCGAATATGCAAGCAGCGTTACAGCTTGGTTCGGGTATTGCAGCAGGTTATGGAGCAATGCAGGGAACAATGGCACTAGTTGGTGTTGAATCTGAAAAGCTACAAGAAACATTCGTTAAACTACAAGCTATTCAATCTATTCTTGCAGGTATCGAACAAGTACGTGCTATCTTAGAAAAGGAATCATTCTTTATGCAGAAAGCTAAGGTGGTATCCACTAAGGCATTAACTGCTGCTGAGGTTATTTATGCTGCTGCGGTTGGTGGTACTACGGGCGCAATGAAGGTTTTAAGAATTGCTATGTTAGCTTTGCCTATCGTAGCTATCATTGCAGGTATTGTAGCCTTAGTTGGCGCAATGGCAGGTCTATTTGCTGAAGAAGAAAAAGCGGAGGAAATGAATAATAAGTTGACTGCTTCATACGAGCGTCAACAAGCAGCGTTTGAACGTGCTACTTCAGCTAGACAAAGAGCAACACAAAACGAAATTGATTTAGCTAAAGCAAGAGGGGCGAGTGATGAGGAAATTTTCCAAATGGAACAAGACCAAATAAAAGAGAATGAATCAATACGTAATAGTTCAATGAAAACAGAGAAAAAAATGATTCTCGACAAGAAAAAAGCGTATGAACAAGCATTAAAAGAAGGTAACGAAGATTTAGCACGAACTATTAAAGGAGAGATTGAGCAGCATAAAAATAAATTTAAAGACCTTAAATCATTGGATGGTCAATATAAAGTTGATTTAGAAAAGAATAGATTAGCATTTGAAGATAAACAAAAACAAGATGATGAAGCAAAGGCAAATGATGAAATAGCTAAACAAAAGAAAGCGGCTGAAGATTATAGAAAGCGTAAACAAGAGGAAGCGCAAAAGCAATTAGAATTAGATCGTACAATTCAAGATTTAGTAATAGCAAACATTGAAGATGAGAATCAACGTGCTATTGCTGCTATGTCAACACAACAACAACGGGAACGTGAAGAACTAATTAAGAAGTACGGTAATAAATCAGCATTAATAAAGGAACTTGAACAGAAACAAGCGACTGAATTACTAGCACTTATTGACGAACAAGATAAAAAGTACCAGGAACAACTAGATGCACAAGGATTAATTGAAGAACAAAAGCGATTAGCAGCACACGAAGCGGAAAATAGAGATGCGAAAGCACGTCTTGAAGCTAAGTTAATCAACTTACAAGATGATTTTATAGCAGAAAGTGAGCTTAAAAAGGAACTTGCTGAGCTTGAAATGACGCAAGAACTAGAGCAAACGACTTTAACTGAGGGTGAAAAGCTAAAAATTAAAGCTGAATACGATGCAAAGATACGTGAGATAGATGCGGAAACGGCTGAAAATAAAAAGAAGCTAGACCAAGAAGCCATTGAAAAGCAAATTGAATGGACTCAAAAAGGACTTGAAGCGGTACAAGGTTTATCAGATATATTCTTTACAGCTAAAATGGCAAATGTAGAGAAAGGTTCTAAGGCTGAAGAAAACCTAGCACGTAAACAGTTTAAGTTTAACAAAGCATTGCAGTTGTCAGGTGCTATCATTGATGGATTCAAGGCGGTTACCACATCACTTGCTCAGTCACCTATCGCTATTGGTCCTGTACCTAATCCTGCTGGTATTGCCTCACTTGCATTTGCTGGGATTAGTAGTGCGGTGAATATTGCTAAGATTGCAGCGACTAAGTTTGAATCTACTTCGAGTGGTGGAGGTGCATCAGTTAGCCCACCATCATTGTCAGCAAGTGGAGGTGAACCATTAGCACCAACACAATCAACTTTAACAGCTGGACTTACAGATACTAATTCACAAAGCGCAACAAAGGTTTATGTATTGGATTCTGACATAACAGCAAAGCAAACTGCAAGCAGCAAAGTAGAAACTTTAGCCACGTTTGGAGGTTAAAAAGGGTACAATTTTTAAACATTTCACTCTAATATATAGAAGCATGAAAAAAATATTTGAAATAATAGTTAATCCTGATGATGAAACGGGTGTAGATTTCAACGCATTTGTTGATGTACCTGCTCACATGAAGGGTTTTATTGCGTTCGGAAAAAATGAACCATTACACTACTCATTCAATGAAGAAAAGCGTATGGTTACAGGTGTACTTATTTCAGCAGGTACACTAATAGAAAGATTCTCAAAAGATTTAGGTCAGCATTGGGTATTGTTTTCAGCAGAAACAATCGACACCATAAATAAAAAGACATCTAAGAAAGGTCAATGGAGTAACTTAAACCTAATGCACGATGCTGACCAAGTTACTAAAGGGGCTTACATGACTGAACGATACACTGTATCTAATTCAGACCCTAAGAAGCCGAACATACCCGAAGCATTTGCTAAACAAGGAATCAATGATGGTTCTTTAATTGGCACATATTACATTGAAGATGATAAACTTTGGAATGATGTAAGGGAAGGTAAGTTCAATGGGTTTAGTGTTGAGGGTTGGTTTGAAAAACAAGAAATTAAACAAAAAGTAAATATGAGTAAACAGAAAAAGTCCATTTGGGATCTGTTCAAAGCAGAACCCAAAGCGAAAGAAAAATTCGCATCGGCTACTACTGCTGAGGGATTGGTTGTTACGTTTGATGGTGAGTTGGCAGAAAAGACAGTTGTTACCGTAGAGGAAGATGGCGTGTCTAAGGCTGCACCAGAAGGTGAACATCAATTAACCTTAGAAGATGGTAGTGTAAAAATCGTTATCCTAGATGCTGAAGGTATTGCAACATCGGTTACAGACTTTGAACAGTCGCCTAGTGATAATGAAGACATGAACTCTATTCGTGAGGAAGTAGCAACAGCTATGACTGAACTAGCAAAAGAGATTCATTCACGTTTCGATGCTGTGGAAGCTGAGAACAAAACATTGAAGGCTGAGAACGAATCATTGAAAAATGAGTTTAAAGCAATTAAAGAATCTGATAAGTTTGGAGCGAATCCAAAAGCACCAGCAGGAAAAGAAGGAGAAAAAATGACTATCTCACAGATGGTAAGTAAAAAACAATCTAAATAAAAAAAGATGAGAATTGGAAGATTGGGTAAAGCCCTAAAGGAAAAATTTGACTATGATGTAACAGGGTTACCATCATGGACTGACAACACAATGCCAAACGTTATTACAGACGTTATCGAAAACTCAAACTTCTTAGGACGTTTGACTTTAGAGGAAAATGTAAAAGGTACGAAAGAGATTGCATTGCTTAACGCTGATGTAACACTTCAAGCTAAGGTTGCTTGTACTCCTTCCCCTGATGGATCGGTTATCTTCACGAAAGAGAACTTAACAACTGTTCCATTGTATATGGGTATTGAGTTCTGTAATGAGGACTTGAACACGAAGATGACGCAAGTATTGAACGTATTAGGATTGAAGCGTCAAGATGGTCAGTTACCTGCCCCATTGGAAGACATCTTAATGGCATACCTATTAAAGAACTTGCAACGTAAAGCACAACGTTTGGTTATACTTGGAGATACTACTTCATTAGATGCTGAATTAGCTTTAATGAATGGACTTCGTTACCGTATCAACAACAATACAGATGTAGTTGATTATATGAGTACTGAGGCTTCTATTACTGCATCAAACGCTTATGCTATTGCTTACGGTTTATTTAAAACTATCCCTGCTGAATTGTTTGATAACGGTTATACAGTTGAGATTTTCTGTGGACGTGACAAAGCGTTATTGATTCTTGAAGATTGGAACAACGCTAATCCTTATTCACAGGTAGCAGTACCAGCAGACCAAGGTACTTCAATGGAGTTCATGTTACCATTAACAAACATCAAAGTAATTTCTTTACCTGAGTTGTACGGAACTAACGAAATGTGGGCTTTACCTTTAGCATTGGCTTTCTTGGGTGTTGATTCACTAGAAGATATGTCATACGATATTAAGTACGATGATTATGACGATAAATTGAAAGCTGAGGCTTCATTCCGTTTAGGAACACAAATCGTTTGGGGTCAATATTTCACTAGATTACAGTTAGCTGTATCTTAATACGATAAAATATGAGTTGCGAAATTACAGAAGGATACGATAAAGTGTGCGATGCCCCAGGGGGTGTCGCTACTTTCTACGCTTTCCCCGTTAAATCATCATTAGGGGTTAGTAATTACTCAACTTTCACAAGTGCAGCAGGAGCAGTCACAGCATTAACATTGGAAACAGGCGTGTATGCTTACCCTTTCAATGTTGAAATGGAATCGGCTCAGTTTACCGACACTGCAATTGGAGAAAGAACAAACGGTGCTTATGCACGTGAGCAGTCAGGAACGGCTGTATTACATGGTAACACTCCATCAATGATTGTGAATATCGAAGCTATGGCTAAAGGTCGTCACGCTATCATTGCAAAATTGAATGATGATACTTATGAATTATTCTTTAGAGAGAATGGAGCTAAAGTATCTGATGCTAGAACAACAGGTCAAGCATACGAAGATATGAATGGTAACACTTTGACATTCTCAGGTAAAGAGAAAACTAAAGCGTTAAAGATTGATTCAGCTATCGTATTAGCATTGTTAGAACCAGCTTCTTAAAATACCTAATAATAGGGAGGTGATTAATTTCACCTCCTTTTTTAAACCTAAGAAAATGCAAGTATTCGTGAAAGGTTTAGGATTCGTTACAGATAACGATTCACACAAACAAATGTTAATTGATAACGGTTATATTCAAGATGATACTACTAAGGAAAAACCAAACAAGCACGTTCGCAGTAACACTAAACGAACTAGCAAATCCAAACGTAGCGTATAATTGGTTATTCAGATTCCGTAAGGAACAAAGCAAAGAATCGTATGAGTATTTAATATTTCTCACAGATGATTCCCCCAACACAGAACGTTACAACCAATTTGATTTAGTAGAAGGTACCGACCTTACTATGCCTATTGGTGACTATGAATATAGAGCGTATCAAATGCCTGATACAAACGATACAGATTACACAAGAGGCACACAAGTAGAGATTGGTAAAATGAGATTAATCGAAACTCCAAACGTAATACCAACTTTTATAACAAATAACGAAAATCCAATTTATGATCAGGAGTATATTTCGTGAGGCTAAACAGCCACAACCGATTGAGAAAGTAGATAAGTCAGGAACAGTGAAGTGTGGTGAGGATAATCTTTACCAACAGTTTCTAGTAGGTTTATACTATGACAATCCTGTACATAATGGAATTGTAAACCAAAAGATTAAGTTTATCACAGCGGGTGGTATTACAACTACAAGCGTAGAAGATTTTGAAAACGGACGTTCAGCTTATGACTATCAGGAGTTATCAGAAATGGTAGCAAAGGATGGTGAGATATTCGATGGCTATGCACTGATTTATAAGAAAGATATATCAACGGGTGAATGGTACGCTAATCCTGTGGACTTTGAACTTATCAGACAAACTGAAGGTGGTATATTCTTTGATTATTCTGAAGATTGGAGTAAGTCGCAACAATCTGAGAAAACAAAGTTCAGAAAAATTAAGAGTATTTTCCATATTACAGATGAAGATACTGAGTGTATTTTTTATAATATCCAACGACCTAAACAACGAAAGTTAGAAAAGAACCAACGTACATTAGGACTAACTTCTTCTTATTATCCTGCTCCTGGTTATTCGGGTGCAATTACTCAAATCATGGCAGGTATAGAAATGGACTTCTATACTTATTCAGAGGTAGTAAACGGTTATAAAGGTGGTACGGTTATATCATTGCTTAATGGTGTTCCTGATTCAGAAAC